TAAGAGCGATTGTACGATTTTGTCCTTTATTATCTATTTCTTGAGCCATTTTCTTTTATAAAGTACCAATAAATCTATCTAAATACCATTTAGCTTTTTCGAGGTCTTCTTTTAGTTTAGTTTTGTCTTTCTTACCTGCTCTGCTTATATACTTTACTACATTTCCTAAATGAAAGTTTAAATCCCATGCTTCAATTACTTTTATGGCTTCGTAGGTGTTTTGTTTACCTCCGTAGTGTTCAGGGTTATTTACTGCTTCCATCTTTTATTGTTGCTAATAAATATTCAAGTAATTGTCTTCTACATTCTGAGCATCCTAAATTAAAAGGTTTGTTTCCTAACTTAATTGCTATTTCGTTTAATTCAGTCCAGTTAAATGTTGGTGAGTAATTTTTCCCCATTGACTCCCAATTTAACAAAGATTGTTTTATTTCTTCAGTCATAAGTACCTATCGTTTATATGTTCAAAGAGAGAAGCTATTAATGCAAATGTAAAAGGAATTGTAATCAAATCAAAATAAGTAGTAAAGTTAATTGTTTGATAAATTAAGAAACTCCAATAAGTTAAGCAAAGCGGACATGTAAAAGGTTTACGATGTAACCAAATAGGTTTTGGGATAAACTTTGCTATTATGTATGTAGTTGCTAGTAGTTGAAACATTAGTAGCCTTGACTTAATAAACAAACTGATTCTGCATGAGGTAAATGTCCAGGATTGCCAAAGTAAGCAAAGAAAGTTGAATGAGGATGTAAAGGTTTTATTTTTTCTTTTGCTAATAAAATACTCATTACTGATTGATCGTGTCGATGTCCTTTTACTCTATTATCATGACTTACTTGATTAGATTCATTTGTCCAGTCTCCTTCATAACATCCTTTTATACTTGTAGCTTTTAAGTATTCTTTAAATAGTTTGTTTGATTTTTCGTTCTTAAAATTAAATCCCATTAAACAAGCCATTATCATTTGATGATTGAATGATTCGTCTCTACCCATTGAATAGTTATTTAAACATTCATCTGATGTATAGTCTCCTATTGTGTAACCTAAATTATCAAAAAATATAAATCCGTTAATGTTTATGTATTCGATAAATTTATCTATTGATTTAATGCAATAAACAGGACTATCCATCCAAATTACGATTTCAAATCCTTTTTTCTTTATTTCATTAATTGCATAAGGTTTGAATGCGTATGGTATTTCTGTATGTTCAGGTGAGTTGATTTCTGCAAAGTTTCTAAACTGAAAATAGTTTTCCATTGGAAAGTTAATTGCCTGTAAAGATTCTGCTTGTCTTTTACCTGCTAACTTATATTTTTCTTTTTCATCAAAGAAAGTAACTATTGCTATTTTAGTATAGTTTGTCATAGTTTTGATATCTGTAATGATAAACAGGTTCTTTTATTTCTACTTCTGTTTTAATTAAACCTAATCTTTTGAGTTCCATGCAATAAGCATAATCTTCAAAGTTACTTTTATCTTCAAATTTAATTAGCCTTGCAATATCTCTTTTAGTCGGAGTAATGTGATTTGTAGGTCTCAAATATATTTCATAACCTTTTGACCAGTCAGCAGTATATTCTAAATTTTTACTGATGTACCATTCCTTTTTATCTACACCATTTGTAGTCATTATTCCATTGATAGCTAATGCATCAGGTTTCTGTTCTAATGCTGTTAAAACGTTATGTATTGCGTTTGGCATTATCATATCATCGTCATCAATAAACCAAACATATTCACCTTGTGCAGCGTTTAGTAAATCATTTCTTTTTTGTCCTGTTGTTTTAGTTCCTTTTGGAGCATCATCAGAAATAACCTCAACTAATCCAAAAGCATTAGCTAAATCTAATTGCTTATTTATTTCAGAATGTAACTCTAAAAATAAATTAGCACGTTGAGGTACAGTAGGAATAAGTATTGAAAGTATCATTTTATAAAATATGCTATTTCGTTAAATTTCTTTATTTTTCTTCCATCAATAAACTTTTTTACTGCTTTTTGACATCCAGTTAAATTCCAATCATCTATTATTATAATTCCACCACTAACTACTTTTTCAAATAAATGTTCTAAACATACATAAGTAGATGAATATAAATCACCATCTAATCTTAACATTGCAATTTCTTTTATTTCTTTTGATGTAGGTTCAATTGTATTTTCAAACCATCCTTTTATCAATTTTAAATTATTAGTTGGTAAATTCCATAATTGAAAGTTTTTTAATACATCTTCTTGTGAACATGATGCAATACCTGTTGTTTCTAATAGTCCAATTTTATTTTTATCAATTTCACCTATTCCTGGCTGTTCTGTATCATTAATTCCTGCAAATGGTATACCTTCAAAACTATCAAACCCCCAAATAGTTCTTGATATTTGTTTATCTAACATTGCCTGTTGCATTGCACCAATTTGACTACCAGCAGCAACTCCACATTCTATAAAATCTCCTTTAATATCTTTTTCTAAAATATCAATTGACATTTTATAGGTAAACATTAAAACCTCTTCAGAACTATAAACAGGATGAACTCTCATGATATTACTGCTATTATGTTTTCGTTATTGATTAAAATTGGTTGAAAATAGAATGATTCTAAATACTCAATATAAAATTGAGTATCAATGTTATTGTGTTCAACACAAATCATTTGAACGTTAAATTCATCTAAGTTTATTTGTTTGAGTATTGATAAGTCAAAACCTTCAGCATCTATGCTAATAAAGTCATATTTTTTTGATTTATCAAAATCTTCCCAACTATAAGTTTGTACAGTTAAATCAAAATAGTCTGTAGTCCCTTCCCACTTTTGTTTATCTTTAATTGATAAAGTTGAAAGCAAACCACTATCACCTTTACCTAAATGTTCACCACTTACATAAAATGAAGTTAAACCAGTAAAATCACTTATTGCACAATTATGTAATTTAATTGATTTATTGTTTTTATATAACTCTTCTAATTGTTTAAATGGAATAGTAGCAGGTTCAACTAAATCTGCACTCCATCCTAATTCAATTAGTTTTCGACTATTTGATAAAGTTACACCATCATTTGCTCCAATGTCTAATAAATGTCCTTTAAAATCTTTAAAGTAATTAATAATTATTTGCTCTTCGTTATTTTGACTATACATTATAGTATTTAGGTTTATTGATAATTAAGTGCTTATCTAAAAAATAATCTTCTGACTTTCGATATTTAAACAAATGATAGTCTGAATTCCACATTTCTTGACTTTCTGTTTTTCTGTATTGTTCATCGTAATCTGCTAAACCCCATGCAGGATGCATATGTCAATCACACCACAAAGATTTATAGTCAGGATGATAAATGTAACCAAAACGATTATAGTAATCAAATCCCATTATTGACATTGTCATAATGTTTGCGTGTTGATTGCCATCTGAATAATGCAGAACCTGATCTAAGTTTCCTTTGAAGTCTTGTCTGATTATATTGTCAAAACCTTTGATTTGGAACTCCATGTCATCAGAAGTATTTATTAAAATATCCCAACCTTCAAAAATATCCATGTCACGATTAATAGCATCTATTTTATTTTTTGAAGTGCCTCTAACTATAAAGACATTATCATCAGGATAACTAAAACTAAACATACTTTCGTCATCTTCATCAATACTTACTAAAATAGTATAGTTCATTGATTGACAAAGCATTATAATGTTTTGAATAGCCTTTTTTGCCTTTTGAGGTCTGCTGCGAGTTGCTAGTTTAAAAAGTATGTGTTCGTTCACTTTGCAAAGTTATAAAAAATAGTTTCGCTTTGTAATTCCTTAATAAATACTTTTCTATTTTCTTCAATCAATTTATCTTTTTTGTAAGTTGGAATACTTGACTTGTGTTCAATTTCATAATCCATTGCATAAAGATATTTATCAGTTCCTGTTAATTGTTGGTAAGGTGCATCAGTTAATCCTGCTTTGTAAATTCGATTTGAATAACCAGCGTGTTCATATCCATACTGACCATACTCAGAATTTAAATAACCTACTTTATTAAGTACTTCTTTTGTTAAATACATAAACACCCCACCACAATTATGAAATATCTCTAAATCGTTTATTTTAGATTTAATCGTATGTTTTGGTTCTAAGTATAGCAAGTGATGGTAACCTGATTCAATAAAAAAGTTTGCCCAATTAGATTTAACAGGAAAGCAATCATCATCAAAAAGGAAAATGTGGTCGCAATCTCGAAGGGTATATAAATTTTGATTTTTAGAGTATGCAACACCTTTGTAGTGTACATCTTCGTGAATGTGCAGATGGTAATTAGCAGGTTTAAACTTCTCAAAGTATTCTAACCATCTATCAACGTATTCTTTACGATTTGGGGTAGTTGTTACGCCAATACCGATTTTAAAATCTGTTTTCTTACTTCTGTCCATTTGTTTAAATTATAATGTTTTTCAATATATTTTTGTAAACTTTCTGCGTATTCCTTACGCATTGCTTCATCTTTACTTAGGTTTCTTATAGCCTTGTACCATCCATTTATATCATTATTCTTTAAAAAGATTGCTGTTTCCTTTGGAAATATGTTGTAAGGTAGTACATCACTAACTATTGCAGCATTTCCATGTAAACCTGCTTCTAAAAGCTTTATTTCGCTTTTGCACTCAGTAAATGAGTTTGATTGCAATGGGATTAAAGATACATCAGTCTCGTTATATGTCTTTCCATAATCGTGAACTGGTAAGCTGTAAACTCTTTGATACTTATCTGTTAAAGTTCCACCACTCATTACTTTTTCGTAATAGTTATAATCTGCATTATCATTATAGCCACCTAATACAAATTGAATGTTTAAATCATGTCTCAAGGCTTTACGAATTGGTAATTCTAAGATTGAAATATCTTCTTTGTGGAAAATACCTGCAATGTAACCAAATCTAACCTTATCACTTTTAGTCTTATTAGGTTTCCATTGCTCATCTTCATGATCTAAGCAGTTAGGTATAACCTCAACATTCTTGTTGTATTTTTTAATCTTAGATGCCAGGTGTTTTGTAGTTGTTATTACTAAATCTACATTTTTCAGTATTTCAACTGTTTGGTCGGGTATGTTGTGAATATCGTATAGTCTACTTAAATAATGGCTTTTAGGTAAAGTCCAAATATCATCAATGTCAAATATAACTTTAATTCCGAGTGAATGATACTTTTTAATTATTTCTAATGATTTGCCACTTGTATCAATTTCCCTTTGATAAACCACTGCAGAATACTGTTTAAGCTGTTCATCAGTAGCCACTTCTAAGTCTGGGAAAACATCGCATTGAAAGTCTATCATGTCGGAGACTTTGGAGAATGGAACGATTAATCGGTGAAATGATAACCCGTTAAGGTTACCCATGTTCGCCTTGATTAGAATTTTTTTCATTGTGCTGTCGTTTGAGTTTGTCTTTGATTTGTTTAATGTCGTTTGCTACTGTTCTGTAAGGTATCTTAGTTTTATCGCTTAACTTTTTTGCATCACCATGTTGAATATACAACTTAAGTAAATTAACCTCATAAAATTCATTTTCATTTTGTGGTGAACTATCTAAAAAGTTAATCAGTACTGAATAGTCAATGTTTTCGTTTTCTTCAATAATCTCGTTTAAATTCTCTACAAATTTAACATGATCAACAAAATACTTTTTTCTAAATTTATTTGAATGCCAGGTTCTCCATACTACAGCCGAGAAAAAGTGTTTAAGGTTTCTTATTTCTGATAAATCAAATTTTTTCTCTATAATGACTAAAACAGCTTCAAAGTGAAGGTCATCCTGTAGTTCGTGATTGTGGCATACATTCCGAGTTATTTGTTTGTAGATTCGATTATTTACAAGTTCATCAATCACTTATGCAAAAGTAAAGCAAATAATAAGAAGATTACAAATAAAATAAAAGTAACATCATTTTTTTTCATTATTCTGTAAAGCTTTTAAATATTTTTGATACTGATTCCAGTCGAATGTTCCTCTAATAGAGTTTACATCTAATTTTTTTAACCACCATTCTGTTTTAGAAATTAGTGATAGATTTGTTTGATTGTTTGTTTTCATAGTTCTAATGTTACTTGTTTTGTTTTTGATTTATTAATTATTCCTAATGCAGTTTCAAATATTGTTTTGCCAGCTTCATAATCTACCAGGTTACGAGCCATTTTAATTTTACTTTGTTCACCTTTATAATCAGATAAATCTATTTGATGAAAATTACAAAGTTTTTTCAATTCATCTTTTGCTTGACATAATTCATCAAAATGTCTACTTTTTAAATTTATTGGAATTTTAAAATTTGTCCAATATAAATGCCTATCTCTTTTTTGTGCTTGAATTAGAGGTTCATAATATGGAATAACATTTTCAATTACCCATTTAGTATTTCCTGTAACAAAATGTTTTAAAAATATAATTTCTTCATAAAGTTTTAAATCAGGATATTCTACATTATATTTTCCACCTTTTGAACTCCAATATCTTGCCCTACTATGACTTGGACAAGGTGGCGAACTCCAAATAAAATCAAACTCTTTGTAATGTTCTAATAAATATTGGTGAGCATCCGCAACTATTACTGTATCATTAGGAAAACGCTCTTGATATAATCGTGCAGCTTCGGAGTCTAACTCAACAGCAGTAACTTCAATATCTTCTTTTACTTCGTTCCATTTATAACGATTACCTCCTAAACATGCATATAAATTTAGTATTTTCATATTCTTTTTAAATTATCAAATGTTTTACCTTGTTGCTTTAGTTTTAAAAAGGATCTTTTTCGTTTAAAAATTCTTTATTTTCTTCCATTGTTGCCTGTTCAACTGTTACCCAACTATCTGCTGTATGGAATGTCCCATCTTCAATATATCTTCCTGAACTTAAATCATAAGTGTATTCTGAATGCCCAATAGTTCCCCAATGTGAAAACTTAACTTTCTGAACGTAAACAAATGTTTTATTTTCTCCTGTTCGGTAAACAGAAATTCCGTTATCTGTTTTATTGTAAAAGTTTGAACTCCCAGCAATATCATAAAGGTTAGGTATTTCATATTTTCCGCTTTGTTTATCCTTATTTATTTTTCTTGGATGAGCAACTAAAAAACAATGCAAATTATATTGTTCACAAAATACAGATATTTTTTCTAAACTTTCTCCAATATACTTTGTTTCACTTTGATTGTATTTGTGTTCTAATTTATTCCAAGCATCAATTACAAAGGCATCTAATCCGTATCTAATCTTTAAATTTTTAATATGTTCTAAAATACTTTCAAGTGTAAAATCTTTTTCAGGCTTAATAAACCATATTTTTTCATTCATTGCCTTCATGCAGATTTTTACTTCAAGTTGATTCATTCTATTTCTGTATTGTGAATCCCAACTTTTACCAATTATCTTTCTTGCTATTTTACTGAAATGAAGTTTTGTTGGTTTATTTTCAGGTGAGAAAAAAGCTGTTTTCCATCCATGGCCTAACATTAATCGAATAACAATTTCATCTAAAAAATCAGATTTACCATGTCCAGGTATTCCTGTAATTGTTGTAATGTAACCTTTTACAAAAGTTAGTAGTCTATCAAATTTCTCAAAGCCTACATTAACTCCCCTATCTAATCCGTTTTCATATAAATCAAAAATTTCATTTTCCATGTCTTGAATAGTAAACACACCTTCAAGTGGATAATCTTTTGCATCCTGTATTGATTCAATTATACCTTGTATCCCGTATTTAATTAAACATTCATTTGCATCTTTACAATCTTTAAAAATAACTAACTTACATTTTTCTTTACCTAATCTTGTTGCAAACTCTTCTGTTAATTGTCTGCCAGCATTATCATTATCAAAACAAAGATAAATTACAGGAGTTTCGTTAAATCTTTCAGAAATGTAATCAAAGTATTGAAGATTGTTATTAGAAACATTTGCGCCATTAGGAACGCTTAAAACGTTTTTATAGCCACTTTTATACATTGATAAAGCATCAATCTCACCTTCTACTAAAAAAGCGTTTAAATCGAATTTAAACAAGTTTAAACCATAAAATATAAGTTTAGAATCTTTATGGAGTTTAAAAGACTTTCTGCCATCCCTATATTTAACATTTATCAATTCATTGTTTTCATTAAAGTAATTAAAGTGAATTGTATTTTCTTCTTTTTGAGTTTGAGGCATCCACTCCAAACCTTCGGTAACTTTCCAAGTTATTAAAGTCTGCTGGTCAATTCCTCTTTTTTCAAACCACTTAATTGCTTTGTCTGATAATTCTGTTTTGTTTTTCCATTCAGGTTTAACATAGACTTTTTCATCAATTTGAATTTGCTTAGGTAACCATCCTTTATAATTACAATGGTTACAATGCCAAACTTGTTTATCTAAATTAACTCCTAAACATTTATCAGTTTTCTTTTTACGCTCATGGCTACATTTCGGACAAGTTGTATAAACCTGACCTGTATATTTTCCGTTTGGAATTATTATGTTGTAATCTGAATAAGTCATTAGTAATGATTTTGTCTTGGGTCTGTTGGGTCGTATTTCTTTTTACCTATTTTATTTTCATCTTTAAACCAAACTGATTGTGCTTTCTGTTTCCAGTTTTTCACTTTATTACCTTTTGCATCTTTCCAATCTGAAACATTGTAATAATTATAAAATTTTTCTGCAACATCTTTTCGATAACCATTTTCAATAAAATAATCCTCAACTTCTATTATTGTTATTTGTTTATTGTTTATTGTTTTATGTTTATTTATACTATCAATGCTTTGTACTGTGCTTTCATCTTGCTTTATTACGTGCTTTATAATTGCTTTATCAAGTGGTTTATCATGTGCTTTATTAAATTTTGATAGAGCAATTATGTTACTGCTATATTGATTTTTAGATTTTTCAATCATTTTTATAAAGCCAAAATCAACTAAATCATTTAAAGTTTTTATATAAGTATTATAAGAACGGATACCTATTGCTTCTTTTGCCATTGTAGTTGGTAAACCAAAGTTTTCTTTCCAACCTAAACGGTTACAATGTTCAATACAAAAGAAAAATAAAGCTATATGATTTGGAGTAACTTTATGAGGATTTTCAAAACTCCAATCAAAAAAATTTCGTGAAAGTTCGTATGAATTCATTTTAAAAAAATACCCACAAAACACAAGGGCTTA